CCTACGAGAATTTCGAAAGCTGCCGTGGTCTTACCGAGATAAACTGGCTGATTCTTGACGAACTAGCGCTTGCCCCGCCCGGCATATTCTCCATTACGGCACCTTGCTTGCGTGGAAATTTCGTTCCCAAGATTCGCTTCTGCTCCACACCAAGAAAAGGGTCTGTATGGGATCGCTGGGTTCGAGAAAACGCCAATTCGGGCAAGCTAGAGTATTTCACGGCTAAAATGGCCGACAATACGTTTATCAGCAAGGAGTCTTTGGACTTGTCGATGAACGCCATCACCGATGAAAAACTCTATCGACAAGAAATCTATGGCGAGATTCTGGAAGATTCCGACGACTCATGCATTGTATCGGAACACGATTTCACTGACAAATTCGTGGATAATTCCCAGAATTACCCAATAAGGGTTGGAATTGACGGTTCCGGGCAAGGTAGGGACAAGTCGGTAATTTGCATTAGGAAGGGCAATAGAATCATCGACATCTGTAAATTCGACAAGTTGGACCCATTCGACTGTTCCAGTATCATCAAGCGCAAGCTAATGGCGAAAGGTTTCAACCCTGGCGACATTTACGAGATAAACATCGATATGGGCTATGGCGAGGGCTATTATGCCGTTTTATCCAGGGAATACGGCAACGTGAATTTGGTTCCGTTCGCTGGCAAGGCGAATGACGTGTGCTACTCTAACAAAAGAGCCGAGATGTATTTCAATCTCGGCAAGGCCATTCGAAACGGTCTCTACATATCCGACAAGGACCTGAAAGAAGAACTACTGAATACCAGATTTCTGCTTGACAAATCGGACAGATACTTGCTTGTGCCCAAGGAAGAAATCAAGCTAATCTTGAACAGGTCCCCGGACACTGCGGATGCGCTGGCGCTCACTTTCTGCGAAGAAGATTCCGTGAATTCGCACGTAGTCAATAAAATCGACAGAAAGAGGTACGCCCGAAAAGTTATGGGCAATTTAGAGGACTAAAAGAAAAACGTCAACAATCTACCGAAGCACGTAAACACTTCCATTCATTCAAAACATCCTTTGCTATTTTGGAAATTTCTTCAGGTGACCTTTGTGGAGAGTAGGGTCTGAATTCACCATTTTCATAGTCGCCATGAAAGCCATGTCCTCCCCCAAGAGAATACCAATCACCTTCTACTAAACACATCAATTTTTCTGAAAGTTCTTTACAAAAATCTTTTAGATCTTGGTTTGATGTATCATCTGGAATATTTGCAACAAATTCTGGTATTGTCGGTGTGTTATCTAGTCCATGCTTCAATGAATGGAAATGCCATGAATTCCAAACCAATGTATATTCAAAGTTTTCTTCTTCGATGTAGGGCAATATTTTTTCATGATTTGTTATATAGATTTTCAGACTTACTTTCATCTTGACAAACCTTTTCAATCTGGAGAATATTCATATTCTTTTATTTCTATGGATTCTGGGTCTTTGTCTGAATAAAGACAGACAAATTCTCTAGACATCATATATTTGTATTCTATGATATAGCAAGGCCCTACTTTAGCCTTGTTTTTATACAATATTTTTTCAATCCCTGTATTGAAGCCATTAGAATCTTTCAAATTGGGTAAAGTCTTTTTTTGATAACCAACAGTTGAACTTTCAAGTTGTTTTGCGTAGGAATCTTTCTTATCAAACAAACATATCCATTCTATAATTTTTCCGCTACGAGATAATCCGATAACTGTGTGCGGGGCTTCTGGGACATTATCTTCGCGTGTATATTCGATTTTTTCAATGTTAGGAAGGGATGTGTTTATCGGGGCATCTTTTTTGAACCTTATTTTGTTGTAAGGGAGAGATCCGACCAAACCTTTTTGGCCAAGAGTTTCAAATGATGGGTCATGAATTTCGAGTATAACTAGCGACACAGAAAAATCCTTTTTTGGTTTGTGATGACTTGAATATAACCCATTTCTCGAACAAGTGAACAAGTAAATTCAAAAAAAGTTCACCTCATAAATAAACCGGTTCCGCGAATGTGCCGCGGGCCAGTTTTCAACGCACAATTATGAGGTGGAAAATGAGTAAACTCGATGAAGTAATGAGTTCAATAGACGACGAATCCAAAAACAAGCCAGAAACGAGCCCAGAATCGTCCAAACCCGAAACCCTAGCAACTACAAGCCAAAACGAAACGGAGAGCCCAGAAGCGCCCCAAAATGCGAATATGAACGCCGAAACCGGTACTTTTGATGAGCCGGAGGCCAAAAATGGCGAAAATCGGCCAAAATCGCAGTATTCGGACCTAGAAAAAGCTGAATACTCCTTCAAGAAACAATTAGGCAAACAGAAGCAGAAATACGAGTCAATTTTGGCTGACCAGAAGAAGGCTTTCGCCAGTCTCCAAGAGAGATTGGAAAAGCTCGAAAACCCGGACAAATACAAGGAAAAATTCAGAGAAAACTTTCAGACTGACGACGAATACATCGACTATATCGTCCAGCAACGAATGAATAAGATTTTGGACGAGCAAAACGAAAAGGCCATGAAAGACCGTGAAGAAGAAGCCAAGGCCGAAGAAGCACGCGAATTCATCGACAAGAACATAGAAACCTGTTTCACTACGGACGAAGCGAGAACCGACTATTTCAACACAGTGAAGGCTGCTTTCGATGAAGGTCTTCAAGAATTGATGGATAAAGAAAAGTATGTGGCCGAATATATCATGCGAAACCCTAACGGACCTAGAATCCTATACGAACTAGCCAAGGATAAAGAAAAGGTCAGGCAGATTTACAGCCAGGGCGATCCGATGAGCCGTCTTTTCGAATTGAAAATGATTGAGCGTGAAATCCTAACCAAGCCAACTGCGGACAAATCAAACCCTAACTTGCAGAAAGCCATCGGGAAACCTGGAATCAGTAAGGAGTCCACGACGGACATTTTCAGCAATAAGGATGACCTGAAAAGGTTTATTCGTATGAGATAGTTATTGTATGTAGTAGTATGATTTGTTAGTGAGTCATAGTTCTTATATACAATAGTGGACACGAGTTTTCCAAAGACAAAGAAACCAGGCAAGTCCTAGAATGGTAGAGGGCGGCCCTCTGCAAAGGAACCGCCTTCTCTCAAGACATTCAAACGGGATGCAGCCCATCATGACTATCGAGCCCTTTCAATATAGATTTTTTCTTCATTGAAGTCAATAGGGCCATGTCAGAATTTATCAGCGAATACGTTGAAATTCGGCCAAAAACAAAGAAACCAGGCGAAAAACCCGGTTTCTTTTTCCATAAACACCTTGCACAACAATATAAAAATCATTCACCATAAATAATACAAATGGTTCCCTGCGAATCCAGCTAATTCGCCCGAAACCGACTGTTTGGGCTGTTCAGGATAAAAACAAGCACGTTTCCATGCCTTCTACGGCGAACTTGCCTGGGGTCCAGCTAACCCGAGGTCGCTTGAATGGACAAGTGATTCAATGAAAAAACGTTTGAGTAAAAACAATCACAATTCATTTATGAGGGGTTATTCCATGAACAATTTTACAAACAATAAGAAGACACAAATGATTGCTGCGGTCGTGGCAGATAATATGGACTATGTGAAAAAGTCAAAGTCCTACCTGTCAGAATCGGAGCTCAAAGACAAGAAATATGGCCGTTCCTATACAGTCTATATTCCAGACCCGGGCAAGGTAAAAGACGGTCTTGTCGCAGATCCAGATACGATTGATGAAATCGAGATGACTATACGTCTCGAAAACAAGAACACTTCTTGTGAAATCGACGCCTGGAACGAATTAGTTGACAAAGAATCGTTTAGAGACGAAATCGCACTTCCTCGCGGTCGTAAGCTCGCAATGTCCGTTCAGAAAGACGTCATCGACAATACAATTTTCCAGGCTACTCAGGCCACTGTCGCTTCCGCTGCTAATTTCGCGGCTTTGTCCGAAGCATCCAACAAGCTTGAAGAAGTCGCTGTCGGTGGAACGAAGGTTTTCTTCAACTCTCCGACTGTAAACGGCAAGATTGCTGCTGGTGGACTTTCGAACTTTATTCCAGATTCTATTCAGAAAGACATTTATGGAAAAAATTATTTAGGTGAATACGCTCTTGCTTCTCAGATTACTTTGGCTGGGATGCCTGTTGTCACCGCTGGCGCTACTGCTTGCACAATCACAGGTACAGCCGTAAAGGGTGAAGACGCATTCTCTGGCACTACAATCGGTTATGAACCTATTACAGAAGTAACTTGTGCAGGCGGCAAGAAGGGTGAAGCCTTCTCCGTTGACGGCCTCAAAATCGTTGACGTGAATGGTATGCCGACCGACCAGGACTACAATGTAATTCTCGCAAGCGATGCAGACGCAAACAACAAGTGCAAGGTTGCTCCTATTCGTGCTAGCTTATACGCTACTGTTAGCGGCACCGATTTCGACAACTACAACAATCCGAACGCATGGTTTGGCACATCCTTCACTGGATTCGATGCTACTCCGTTGCTCACTTCTGGCGCTTCTTACTATGTAGGCGTTTGTCGTGAAGAAGATGCTTTGGCTTTTGACACTTATAAGTTCGCTGACTTACCAGGTTCTGAAAATTCTACTGAAACCATCGACGGCGTTTCTGTAAAGATGAGCCAGTATGGCGACGGTAAGAACATGCAGGCCTTAGTTCGTCTCGACTGTCCGTATGCAGCCGGTATTCCAGATGCACGCAGACAAAGCGTTCTCTACGTCAAGAAGTAAAGACTAGCGAAAAGTTCAAAAGAAGCTCCTGTTCCAACAGGGGCTTTCTTCATGCCATAAATAATTAGAGGTGAGCATGATTTCGATAAATGAACTAATTCAACAGGCTTATACAAGGTGCGGTTTGGTAGGTGAAGGCCAGTCGGTAAACGGAACGAAGGCAATGTCGGCCTTGCACGAACTAAACGACCTTATTCAGATTTTGAACCAGCAAGAATATATCAGCGATAATTTGCGCGTGTTCGATATTCGCAAGACTGATACAATCACAATCGGGAACGGCCCTGATTTCGACATTCAGGTTTCAAGGGTTCCGTCACATATCAAGTCGGTTTCGCGTAAGGTCGCGGAACGTTTCGTGACCCTGATTCCGTCAAATCTCGAAGCCCTGAATTCTACAGACAAGGGCCATCTTGCAACACAGTTCACCTACAATGTCGATTATGACCCGAACGCACGAACAAATCAGCACCCACGTTCAAACGCATTCGTGGTAGAGCATAGTTCTGATTTGCCTGAATGCAAGGAAGAGTACGTTCAAAACGATTATCACTGGTATGCGACCGCCGAAAATGCTTGGGGTTTTGCGATGGGCGTTGGAACGCCTTCTGGCCCTATTTATGTGTGGGCAACCTATGGCGGGGCTCCTACACAACAGCAACTTGACGGCGCAATCTACGAATATGACCATGGGCAAATGAAAGGGACAATCAGTCTGGATTCTAACCAGTCATCCACATACAAGGTGATTTTCTTCGATGAAATCCCGAACTACGAACTTTCCGACAAGATTCAGTTACAGGACATGTATAAAAGCCTGTTGCTTGCCGGTCTCACATATAGACTCGCCGTGCGCTTCAAACTACAGGACTGGCTGCAAGTCTATAAGGATGATTTCGAAGACCAAAAGTCAATCATAAAGCGAATAAACTCAACCAATAGGAACATGGTGTGGAATACCCTTGAAAGCTCCTATATGGACGACTACGTGAACGGAAGAAACGGTTTCGGGTGGTAATATGGGAAAAGTAAGCGTAGTTCACAATCTCATAGGCGGGCAAACTAAGGCGAAATTCCCTAGCACGATGGGTTCTGCCTTGTCCGTCAACATGTATTCAGAAAGCAATGCCGGCATAACTTACCAGAAGTCTATTCCAGGTGTGAAGTTCAAGAAAAGACTGAACAATTCGAGCGGTGCGGCTTGCCACGGTTCGTTTGTCGCTTCTACAGGTCTTGATTCAAACGAGAACATGCCCGATGCCTTTTTCGTGATAAACGACATCTTATACAGGGTCGATTATGGTTGGCATTCGTTTGCCTTGGGTTATGTCTCGGCCGGTTCATATCCGACATTTGCAGAAACTGGTGGCGAACGACCATTTCTCTTGATAGCTGATGGTGCGAATCTTTGGTGCTATGACCTGAAAAATGGCGGTCAGCTTCAAAGCATTACCTTGCCAAAGAGAATTACGGACGACACGGCCTTCATAAAACCTTCGCATGTCCAAGTCGTTTCGGGTTCGATTATCGTCAACGACGTTGGAACAGGTTACGCATACTACTCTATACCTTATCCTTTGTCGCAAGAGACAAGAGAGGTTTACGAGATTATCGACGGCAAAGTCCAATATCTGCCGGACAATGTGACTCCGAAGACAATTCCAGTTCAGTCCAAAGAATATGTGTTTCTTGACGACTACGGGGCTCCGCAATACAAGAACGGTGAATCCAATTCCGACTCTATTTCTGCTTTATACGCGATTGGTTCGGATTTGGTCGTTTTCGGCCCTAAATCCATTGAGTTCTGGCAACGTGGATCGAATGAATACGAAACATGGACGCGAACAAGCTACACATTCAACCGTGAAATAGGTCTCGATGCACCGACAAGCGTTTCTTCTGTCAATAACGCAGTTCTTTTCGTTTCCAACGGAATGAACGCCGGAAGGGCTGTTTTCGCCATTACAGGCACTGAATTTACCAAGATTTCGGAAACATGGCTTGACGAAATCCTTGACAAGTCAGCTACGGACAATATAGTGGGCTTTTCCTATTCAAGGTCGAATCACGCCTTCTATTGCATCTATATCCCAAGTATTTCCAGAACTTTCTGCTATGACCTTTCCACAAAGGAGTGGTCGGAAAGAAGTTCCAGAAATCCTAAGACCGGCAAGGATATGGCTTGGAATTTGATTTATCCGGTATGGTTCGACAATTTGACCGTTTTCGGGCATATCAAGGACGGTTCTATTGTCTATCTTGATGACGATTTCCATGAGGAAGAAATCAGTTCCGCAAGCAAGGTAGCGCTGATTCGTAAGAGACAGACTCCGGTCATAATGAATAACTACCAGCCATTCATCTTTGACGAACTAGGCGTAGAAATGAATACCGGCACGATTACCGACTATTCAATAAATCCGAAA